GATTTTCATTTTTTGAAACTTTTTTTTTAAAATGAAAATTGGACATTTATTTTTGTCCATTTTTGAAATTAAAAAAAAAGTTTTGAAAACTTTAAAACTTTCCATTTTCTCCATCTCGCAGTAATATTCGGTGAAATGGAGAGTTATATACTGTGATTTTGTCCGATTTTTGCCGATTTTTATAAAAATTATCAAAAGATCCCCGAAAAATGCGATTTACGTAAAAAAATATGAAATTCTCAATTTTGGAGGATGATTTCATAAGTTTACGGCAATTTTTCGTTTTTTTTAAATATAAAAAGAATATAAAAAATAGAAATCGAATTTATATTATTCTCTCTAATCTCTCTTCAAACGAGGCGTATAAATGAAAATATAAATGTAATTATGTAAAAACGAAAATCATATTTTCTCATATCATTATATATAGAATAGTTTTCGTTTTGGATATTCGAGAGATTAGAGAGATTAATCATACACCATTGTAAAAATAAAACATATAAGTAAAAAATAAACAATACACGACGATAAATGAAAGTCGCAATCGTAGAAGATTTTTATTATACACTACTGTATACTTTTTACATCATGTATTTCTTGGTTGTTTTGAATTTAGCATACTTTAAATCTGTAACGGCGTATTTACCGCTTATACAGTCAGCATTGAAATATTTCGTTATTTTGTTTTTGATGTTTCGTTTCAATCCGTATTCGCATGAAACGTTTACCGAATTTGATAAGAAAATTGTTTTTTCGTCGTCTCTCTTTTTACTATCGACAACTGCAGCTACGGATTTTTTGTTATCTTATTTTAATAATAATTTTTCAAGGAAATTTGGCATTGACATGAAGAAAATGTGAGGAAGTAAATACATAACATATAATGACAACAATGACAATAATGATAACAATGATAACAAGGTGTAAAAAAAATATTTATAAAAATAATTAAAAAATATTTTTATAAATGTTATAGTAAAATTTCTTCATCTTTTGATTTCAGTTTGCATGTGCATCTCTACTAAGTGGACTTTGTAGTTGCTTCTATTTGAAGATCAACTCCAGAAGTTCCGACACCTTTGCCGTCATAATCGCTGGGGCTCAATTTTGACATGGCGCCGCCTTTATACTTCCTAGACCTGCCGCTCTTGCGCATTCCCTTCCTGCTTTTACTGCTTCGTCTGTGAGTGCGACCGCGCTTGTGTGACTTTTTCATGCCATGTGATGCAGCGGAAGCAGAAGAAGACGAAGAACCCTTTTTATAGGTAAGTTTTGCCTTTGCCATTGCAGCTTTCAAACGATTGGGAGTATCTTTGGGAATCGTTTGGAGTGCTTTTTTCACCTCCTTCATCCATTCTGTCATAACCATTTTATTATATAGAGTTTATACATTACCTAAATATTAAAAATTATTATAAATATAAAAATTTATAATAAATATATAATAAATATAAAATAAAAAATAAAATAAAAAATACTTCTAAAGTATTTTTATTTTATTTTTTTAGTTGTTTGATTTGCTGGTCAAATCTTTATGCAATCATGTGTTCATTCATCCAAACGTATTTTCTTCTGAACAGGACACGTACAAGAAACCATCATCATCTTTATTTGACTCATAAATGGTTGAAACCACAGTCGTTACTGGAATCAAACGATTGTGAATAAATACAAACAGGGCGCACGCGGGACTCAAACTCATCTTCATTCGAATAGCGGTCAGCAATTGTCCAACTGTAAACCCGTTTGGAATGACATATTTTGACTTTTCAATCGGCTTGGAAATATTCGTAAAATCAATAAAAACGGGAATCGAATCCTTGTATTTATTCAATATATTTGAAGATTGTTTCACTCGTTCTTCAAACGTGTGTTTCTCTTTAAACTGACTCGTCATTGTTGATCTAGGTTGGCTTTTTGAACTTGAGAACATTTTTGATTTTGATTGATTGCTTGATTTCCTGATTTTATATTCTTAATGGACGGGGGATATATATTATAAATACAAAAATTCTTTAATATTATTTATATTATTATTTATTTATATTATAGTTGTAAATTGTTATCACGCAAAATAATTATCGCGCAAAATAATAATTTAAAAATATATAAAGTATGTATATAATAAATATAGCTAAATAATTATTTATTGTATAATAAAAGTAAAAGTAAAAGTAAAAGTAAAAGTAAAAGCATGAAAAAAAACAGTGCAAATGGAACTGTGGAACCGGATTTAGATTTGGATATCCGAAACTACAAGCTTCAAGATATTACTAAACTGTTTAACATACCGCTCGTATTTAATGAATCCGATTTGCGAATCGCAAAACTTGCAGTTCTTCAAACTCATCCAGATAAGTCACAGCTTCCAAAAGAATATTTCCTTTTTTTCTCCAGTGCATATAAAATGCTGTATCAAGTATACACGTTTCGAAGCGGAAAAAATCGGAACAACAAAGAATCATACAAGGACATCGTCGATGAAGAAACGATTGATGCAAGTGAGGATTCGATGAAGCTGTGTGTCGATAAAGTAAAACGGCTGAATGCTGCCGAATTTAATAAATTGTTCAACGAACATTATGAAAAATGCAAGATTGAGATGGAAGAAGATGTCGGATACGAAGATTGGTTTCGATCGCAACAGGACGATATTGATGATTTGACCAATGCATCCTGGGACCAACGCGTTTCACACATTGATAAAAAAAAACAAACGCTCAGAGAGAATCTAGCACTGGTTCCGAAAAATGATTTGCAAAGTGTAAATATCTACGGTGGCAGTTCTATGTGCGGATATGCGCTGGGACAGGGCGCGCCTGCAGAACATTCAAGCGGTCTATTCAGCTCGCTCCAATATGAAGACCTGAAAAAAGCGCACACGGAAACGGTAATTCCGGTAACACATGAAGATTATGTGAATTCTAAAAAATTCAACAACACGCATGACCTTAAAGTGTTTCGCGATTTGAATTTGAAATCGTTCAGCTATGATAAAGAAGAAGCGATTCAGAAAAAGAATGCGGAAGCATATCAAGAAGAGGAAGATAATACACACCGCGCATTCATGATGGCAAAACAGGACGAAATTGCACAAGAAATGAATAAAAAATTTAATGGATCTTTTTTGAAGCTTTTGCAATAATTTTTTTTATCTTCAAGACAAGTAGTAAAATCACAAGAATTAAATTGCGCGAAATATGAAAACGAGTAAAGTTACAGTTACCAAAAACATGATACAAATGCTGCATAATTTTTTTCTACAAAATTCCAGTCGGTGTCGTCTTCTCAACCTCCTTTGCATTCTGTTTTGCATCGCTTCTTGAATTCTGTTTTGCATGACTTCTTCGATTTGTTGTTGCTGCTGCTGTTGTTGCTGTTGCTGTTGTTGTTGTTGCTCTTGCTGTTCGCTCCCATCTGCTGCTGCTTGCGTTTTCACAATATTGATGTCACCATTATTCGAAACGTGTATTTTTTCAACTTCTTTTGCACACATTAAACATTTCATTCCAAATATTCCGGCAATATTTGGGGACTGAATGCGACCACGTTGGTAACCGCTCCGTATTATGTCGGTCATCTTGCTTAACCGATATTCATCAATGCACTTGTGGTGAACATTGTATTTACAGGTTTGACAAAAGTCGGTAATTTTTTGTTTTCCTTCAATCTCCTCCAGTTCTTCCATACTATAATTTTGACCGCGAATCAGTTGATCGGGTTGTTCAAACGTTTGTTCAAACGTTTCATAACATATCACGCACACGCACACTTCTTCTTTTTGTTGTTGTTGGTTATGACTATTTTCATGTTCAATATCGTCGTCAGAAAGTGGTGGCGCCGAAGCACATACACTCATACATGACGGATCCAGCGCTTGTCTTTTTTCAACAACAACAATAATTGGCTGCTGCTGCTGCTGCTGCTGCTGCTGCTGATGCTGATGCTGCTGATGCTGATGCTGAATGATATCGATCCGCGTATCAACTTCTCCGTCGACCGAAATTGCTCCAGATGATTCGTTGACGGCGTCATTGGCGTCGCATTCTTGGTCAAATGAACTTACCGACGAGGATGATAATGGCGATAAAGGTGACGATGCCGAAGACGATGACGAAACAGAAGAAGGTGACGAAAATGGTTGATTTGGATGTCGCAAATATGGCGGATAATAATGTTCAGGCAACTGATATCGCCTAATTAATGACGGAATATCGACTACAACCGCTGCAACCGCTTCACTCATCGTATTTTTCACGTTTATAATGTTTCGGACCAGTGTTTTTTTTTCAATTATATTGTTATTGTCTTTAAATCTGTATTATTCCTGATAATAACAATAACAGTATAATAATTTTTTTTTCAATTTATTATTTTCTATTTTTTATTTTTCGTATGTTCGATTTCATAATTTTCAATTTTCATATTTTTTCAATTTTCAAAAATTCAAAATTCAAATATACATTGATTTCATGAATGACGCCATTGGGTCAGCGCCGCTTGAATTTTTCATAAATAATGCAAATCCGTCTTTTACATCCATTTCAGAAATACACCGTTTTATTTTACTTTTTCCTGCCAGCAAATTCTTTGAATGCGTGATTTTACATTTTACAAACAGCAGCTCCATGTCCCCGCCATAATACTTGAAACTGGTATAGCGCTCCTTCATAAACGACTCGGTTAATGCATCGCGCTCTAGTCCCCAGCCGCTCTCTAATACTTTTTTTGCGAAAATATCCACCAACTCTTTGGCATCATACGGTTCCATGGTAAAATGAATGCTGAAACGCCGCTCCAGTCCGTCATTCATTCCGAAAAAGTTGCGCTTCAGCTCGTCCTTGTACCCCGCAATCATTAAAATAAAATATTTGTCATCGCCTTCGCGCATTTCAGTCAAGCTTTGATTGATGAGGTCTAAGCACTCCTTGCTATACGAATCCTGCGTATCTTTTCCGCTGCTGTTTCCAATGGAATACGCCTCGTCGATAAACAACACGCCGCCGCGAACCGATTTCAATACTTCCGCCGTTTTCAACGCGGTTTGTCCTAGGAACCCGGCAATCAAGTCGCTTCTACGAACCTTCCGGAAAGTATTGTTTCGCAATACGCCGAGCTTCAAGTATATTTTCGCCAACCTTTGCGCAAACTCGGTCTTGCCGATGCCCGGTTCGCCGTAAATCGCGGTGTGCAAGAGGTCGTCGTTTTTGCGATTTAAACGCATGCTGTAATACAATATGAGCGTAACAACCTGCTTTTTAAATTCCGACTGCCCAATCATTGCATTCAAATCCTCCATTTCTGGCAACAAATCGTGAATCATGGCCAAGTCGATGTTATACTCAATGTACGGCTCCAGCTTGAATTCCGTCCCGACTTTTTTTCCCAGGTGGATCAAATCATCCAGTGTTTCCACATCCATTTCAATATTAATTCGGGTTGTGATTGGTTGTTGCACCGGTTGGCTTACAGCAGGTCTTGATAAAATGCTTGAATAATAAGGATACGACGGATCCAGCAGATATCTTGAATGCGAAGAATTCGGGGTTAGAAACCTGGAACCTTTATATCCGCCGTCTTCCTGAATTTTTTTATTTTTTTTAATACCAATTTTTGTATTATTTTTATCCATTGTAGCTTATAATATTAATTTATTTATATTATTATAACAATAAAATAAATAAATCTAATAATAACTAAATAAAGTGACTAAATTTATACGCACAATCGGCGTAAACCGACTTAATCAGTCGATCTGCACTTCTTTCCCGATATTTTTAATAAGACGCTTCTCGCTCGTCTCTGGAATTGGCGTGCAAACATGATTCAGCGTTAATAAAAATTTATCATTCTTTACAGACGTTGTTTTTGTAACTTCGGGATCGGAATCTTTCCATTCTTTGAGTTTTTTAATTTGTTTTCGAGAGATGGCGCCAATGGTGTCCTTTAGTTTGATATTCCCCTCGTCTTTCTCCCATTTTTCTTCATCTTTTATATACATGACATCTCGCTTGTGATCCGTGCAATGAATTGGGCGTTTATAAATATCCAATTCCTTGAGACCCCGCAGAAAAATATTTTCTACACTGTCTTCCAGCGTTTTTTCTCGTGTTACGCTGAGATCGTCAAGCGTGATTTGGAGAGAGTTGATAAAGTCGCCAATATTGAGAGCATCCTTGCACTGTTCGTTCAAAAACACGTTGAGGTTGAATTTTTGTTTGATGCTCATGTGGTTATGATTATTCGTAATCAAGTTGGTGTTGTTTGTAGCGCAAACCATCGGAATCATCTCGACCAGCTGTTTATGATACTGCTCTTGCTGCTCGCGCATAAATTTTTGCTGTTCGCGCATGAGTTCCTTCATTTCCGCATT